GCCAGGATACCGAGAAGGCGTTGGCCGAGTGGCGGCGTATAAACCGCCCTGCCCGCAGCGCTCGCAAGGCTGAGCCGGTGCTGCCGGACAACGTGCTGCAGCTGCCGCTTCTGGCAACGCCGCGGGAGGTGCGCCGTGTCGGCGGCTGAGAAGATCATGCGCCCCGGCGCCCACGGCGACGTGGCCGACCTGACCGGGGCGCATACAAAGCGCAGGCAGATCCAGAACCTGGCTCGCAACGGCATCCCGCATACGATCAACGCTGCGGGCTGGCCGGTCGTGATGTGGGCGGCCGTTGATGGGTCAGCGAAGAAACCGCCAGAGGTCGAGGGCGGTTGGACGAGCAACGCACTGAGGTCAGCAGCGTAATGGGAAGACGCTCAAAGGATCCTGGTTCGATACCCCACTTGCGTAAGCGAAAGCGGGGGAAGACCGTCTATTACTTCTTCGACCACGGCGGCAAGCCGAGGCGCGAAACTCCGCTGGGTAAAAGCTACCCGGAGGCGGTTCGGAAGTGGGCGGAGTTGATGGCGACCGAGGCCCAGGTGCCGGAGATCGTGACCTTCAAGGATGCAGCCACGCGTTACGCGCAGCTGGTCATCCCGAAGAAGCGCGCATCGACGGCGAAGGTCAACCTGGCCGAGCTGGCCAAGCTGGAGGAATTCTTCTGCAATCCTCCTGCCCCGCTGGCCAAGATCAGGCCGCTGCACGTTCGCCAGTACATGGACTGGCGAACGAAGCACGGAACGGTGGCCACGGTCAGCGCAAACCGCGAAAAGGCCCTGCTGAGCCACATGTGGAACAAGTGTAGGGAATGGGGCTTCACCGACGCGGAGAACCCTTGCAAGGGCGTGCGAGGTTACGGTGAAGCGGGCCGCGATGTGTACGTGGAAGACGACGTATACCGGGCAGTGTGGGATGCAGCAGATCAACCGCTGCGTGATGCATTGGATCTGGCCTATCTGACTGGCCAGCGGCCGTCCGATGCGCTCAGCATGGACCGGCGTGACGTGCGCGATGGGTTCCTGCACATCAGCCAGAGCAAGACCAAGCACAAGCTGCGCATTGCCATCGAAGGTGAGCTGGCGGCGCTTCTGGCGCGCTTTGCCGCCAGGACGTTCAAGCGCCGCGGCAAGCACACGGGAGCCGTCATCGTGCACACCGCGCTGCTACTGGATGAGCATGGTCAGCCCTTGAGCAAGGGGCAGCTACGGAGCAGGTTCGATGCAGCGCGCGCCCGCGCTGGCGTCGAAAAGTCGGCCTTCCAGTTCCGCGATCTGCGAGCCAAGGCCGGCACCGACAAGGCCGATGCATCCGCAGATATTCGCCAGGCGCAGCGCCAGCTCGGTCACTCGTCGGTGGTAATGACCGAGACCTACACACGAAAGCGCAAGGGCGACCGCGTAACCCCGACGAAGTAGTTTTGCGGAAAAGATGGGCGATTGCGGAAAAACAAAAAGGGCTCCGGATCGCTCCGAAACCCTTATGTAGCAATGGTGGGCCGTGAAGGATTCGAACCTTCGACCAAAAGATTAAAAGTCCTGCGCAAGCCGTCCCAGAACGTTCCAGCCTGACCCATGCATTAAGCTAAGTGTCTGATTTTACATTCCTTAGCGTTTCAATCAGTCCCAGCTGGCACCCTGCATGCCCACACAATGTAGGCACCAAGTAGGCACCAGATGGCGAAGGGAAATGGACAGCTCACAGCTCGCGGCCTTGCCGCTCTCGCGCCCGGGGAATGGGCAAACGACGCAGCCACCCACGGTGCTGGCGTCCTGCAGGCTCGCAAGCTCGCATCGGGTGCTGTCGGGTTCTACTACCGCTACACCGGCCCAAATCGAAGGCAGGACCGACTCAGCCTCGGCAGCACGCTGAGCCTGGCGGAAGCACGCGCTACTGCTGCAGCCCTGGCGCGCCGCTACCAAGCTGGCGATCGCGATCTTCGCAGAGCTCTACAGGCGGAAGAGGCGGCCGCCGCGCGAGCGCAAGCCCGAGCAGAGGCCGAAGCCAGCGCGCTGAGCGTCGCGACGCTGGGTGCACTGATGACCGCTTACGTGGACGGCCTGAAGGCGTCCGGCAAGATCAGTGCCGGGAACGTAGAGAAGGCGGTTGCGTTGCATGTACGGGACGCCTGGCCCAAGCTCTGGAAGCAACCGGCGGCCGAAGTTGAGCTCGATGACCTGATTCCGGTGTTGGCACGCCTGGTCGAAGCCAAGAAGCTGCGAGAGGCGGGGAAGATCCGGTCCTACCTCCGGGCCGCTTACTCTGCGGCCATTCGAGCCAAGCAGGACGCTGCCGCGCCGTCGTCGCTACGAGTGCTCAACCTCTCTCGCAACCCCGCCCAGGACCTGTCCACTATGGACAGCGGCACCCCAAGAGAGCACGCCCTTTCCATCGCCGAATTGCGGGCCTACTGGCGTCACATTTCGGCCATGCGGGACGCTCGTGGTGCAATGCTGCGCTTCCATCTGCTGATCGGCGCCCAGCGCATATCGCAGATGGCGCGGATGGTGGCGACGGATCTCGACCTGGACCACCAATCCATCCGCATTTTGGATATCAAGGGCCGGCGCAAGCGCCCAAGAGTGCATGTGGTCCCGTTGATCGCCCAAAGCGCAGCAGACCTGGCTGAGATGCAGGGGGAGAAGTTGGGGCTGCACCTGTTCTCCGTCACCGACGGCGTCGATCCCGTCACCTATGACGTATTCCGCGGCGCGCTCGACCGGGTCGTGAATGCAATGGCCGCTGCTGGTGAGCTCGAGGGCCCACGCTTCACACCCGGCGATCTGCGCCGCACCGTCGAGACTCGCCTGGCAGCTGCCGGCTATTCGGAAGAGGTGCGCGGCCACGTGCAGTCGCACGGCCTAAGTGGCGTGCAGAAACGGCACTACAACAAGTATGAGTACGATGCGGAGAAGCGCGGTGCGATCACCGCGCTGTATGAGTTGCTGGCTGGCCAAGGAGCAACCATCACCTTGCTCCACGCCCGCGGGGAAGCAATCCCCGCACAAAATAATTACTAGCTCCGAGAGTATCCAGGAGATATCTGAGACATGACATGATTGAAGTCGAAATTCCTATCAAACATTGGCTCAAACTTCGCAGCCTTTCCTTCAAACATGTACTCTGCGCACTGACACTCGTCCTCTGCCTCAGAGCAATTGGCACAGCATGGATTGACATAATCGATCATCCTATCGATTGCAGTTGAAGGATCATCATCCATCTCAAACCACTCATGCTCCTCCTCTTCCACCTGAAAGTCCCCAGTAATAACCGACGCAACCGAACCCCTAGACATAGCGAATCGAAGTACATCATCGCAATCAGCTAGCCGCGGCGATGCGAGCGCCTCTAGGGCTGGGAGCAGAACCACCTTGACATGATCAAATCGATACCCATCAAGAAAGCACAGTACTTTTCCGTTATGTTCCACGAGGCATCTGAAGGATATCGGCCCAAAAATAGCCTCCAATGCCCGGTAGCGCGTCGATTCAAGTTCGATATGTTTAAGAGCATTATTCACCCCATCAATCAATTTGAACTTGATTGACGAAAGCCTTCCCCCACGCACACCAAACCTTCTATCAAACCCCGCGATCAACTTGGTTCGCGACTCGTCCACGCCATTCGACTTTCTAACGGCATGAATGTAATCAACCGCATGAGCCAAAAAATAGTTCGCCGAGAAGGCCTGATGGAGCTTAATTTCTTTCGATTCGACCTGCGCACAAACATCACGAGAGAGCGGAACCAGAATTTCATTCTGATACCGAAGGTAATTCTCACAGGCATCCTTAACTTTACGATCCACTTCCGAGCTCCGTCGAACCCCCATAACTCACAGATTAGACTATAGCTTCTGGGTAGCCCCACGCCCACCCTCCAACTGCGATAAGATCGAAAGAGCCGGCATCAAGCGACCACTAGAACGGCAGATCCTCTGGAAAGTCCAATCCGGCAAGCCGGTGGGCTGCACGCTGATGCCCGCTGGCAGACGCGCGAAGAGCAGCAGCGCGGTGCTGCCGCCTCGCCCGGACTTTCCAGCTACCCGAGCGATCCGCTTCCAGCGCGCTAGCGTGGCGCAACTTGGCATCGGCAGCCGATTCGAGCATTGCAATGGTGCGGGGCGACTTGTCCATGCAGAAATCATGGAGCACAGGCGTCTCGCAAGCCGCGACGGGCGTGGCCGGCCCGTACGTCCCCCAGCGCAACGGCCCTATCCCATCCAGCCAAACGGAGGATTCAGGTCAGCCTTGGCCAGCCGGTTGCCCCTGACGCGCTCCTGCCATGCAAGGATCATGGACACATCTTCTCGCAGCCTCGCCTCGTGCCTGGCCACCCACAGCTCGGCCCCTGCCCGGCCCTGCTCGTAGCTGCTGCACCAGCGGAACGGACCGCCAGGGCCATGCCGGTGCCGATCCAGCGAGGCAATCCAGATGCCATCGTTCACCCGCTGGGCCATGGCCACCACCCACACGCCATGGCAGGCGATCACGGTCAGAGGGTCATCCGGGTGGCTGGCTGACCTGGTCGTCCAGTTGAAGTCGGCGGGGAGCGGCATGGCCGGGAGGATACGGCCAGCCGTCGCAGGTCCTGCGAACGCGGCGGCGACCTGGCTGAATGGTTCGAGGAAGGAATTGTTAAGCGCTGCATCGGCGATTTGACGAAATCGTCAAATCTCCCGAAGTGCATGGTCGAGCCTGACTCGACTCTGTGCCGGCGCGGCGCTGCTCACGCGCCCCCGGGTTGAGCTGCCTGCGGCCCCGGATCCGGCGAAGTCAGGATGCCCGCCCTGCCCCGCCGACGCCATCGGGCAACCTCGCCCTGTCGGGTCGGGCTGTCCCTACACGGCCCGGGTACGGCCGGCCAGGGCGCATCAGTTTGGCAGGCGCGGCCCGTTTGGGGCATGCGTCAACATCTGCTCTCGCCGAACTACACGACCTCCGTACTTGAGATCCCTCCGACTAGATGTTGATCCATTACTCGGAGGCATTTACTGGTCGAGCATGTTATCCCCCGTTTCCGAAGGCCTCTGGCTTGCTCACAAACAAGTATTTAGGCCTTCCGTTCCCGACAGTAGTTGTTCGGACTCGGACCGTGGACCGTTGGTGCAACGTCTCATAGACAGTTTCAAGATCTCCAACGGATCGATCCACTTTCCCTCGGATTACTACTGCATCCGGTAAGCGGAACTCGAGCGTCCTCGTAACGGGAAGAACACCGATCAGGACTCCATCCAACGTTTCCTCATCCTCTTCAATATTCTCGTCCTCAAGCCGGGCCACGCTACGCACAACTTCTAGGTTGTTAGAAAAGCTGAATGTCCTATGTGCCGTAGCCACTGTGCATAGAGCTCCATGCTGATGAAGGACTTCGACAAAAGAACGAACGGTCGCTATGGCACGCCTATCAAGATCAACAAGAGCTTCTGCAAGAGCGTCATCTTCCTCTTGAGATGCAGCCTCAAGCAAAAGCTGTGCGCGCTCCACAGCCTCAGACACGGTGCCACCTTCCACTAGCTCCCTATTACGGCTTTCAAGCTCGAAACCAAACGAGCCCACAGCCGTTCCGGTGATCAACATCTCAAAATCGGGTCGATCAGGGAGAGGTCCTCGAGGAGCGAGAACCCCTCGCAAGGATGCACCTACAGCTGAGACGGCATCTGAGAAAGCCGCCATAGCTTTAGCACCAAAAGCTGCGGAAATGCCATAACTTCCAACGACAGGCGCACCCTTAAAAGTCACTCGCGACTGGAAGTGATTACCTGGATCCTCGTCTTGTTGAGCAGTTAGCTCTTTTAGCCTGCGCTCCAGCCCGATACGCGTAAACACGTCACTTGGGCCCGCTAACCGAAGCAGCCTTGAAACCTCAGCAATTTCACTCTTGAGCGAATTCTTCTCGAAGATTCTCACTGAGCCACCTCAGCTATTTGCAGCATGTCCCTAGCGGCCGCATCAAACGCGGGATCAAGACTCACCTGCAAGAAGCCTTTCCACGTACCACTCCTCGTATGCCCCCACACACTAGACCAGTACGCAGAGTTGGCAACCAAATATTCAGGACTAGCTCCATTCAGCTCCACAAAGTACGCGTCGCATAAATATTCGTTTTTCGGATCCAGAAACAATTGAGGCTTTGCCAAGAAGGCCGCTTCATGGTCCACGTCTGCAGGTGCGTTAAGAAACGTAACAACATCTATATCTTTCGGTGGCCGGCCTTCCAAGGTTTCAACATCGGAACAGAAGCTACCGTCCACCCATTGGAAACCAGACGTGAACCCTAAAGCGTGAAGGTCTGCCCTGTAGCGGAGAAATCCGTCCGCAATAGCGCAACGCTGAGGCGTTGTAGACAGCTTGGCAACGAGGTCCGCGACGGTCACTTCATACGGAGATCTCTCCCGGGAGACAGGAGCGTCCGGATCGTGAGGTGGGAGCAAACCTGCCGAGTTCCATTCAGGCACAGTCATGTGGGGACGTCCGGTGTCAAGTGCGGCCAAACTTGAACGTTAAGCTATAGCGCCTAGCCTAGCAATGCCCGGTCGGAAGTAAGCTTACCTGTCAGCGCTCTCACGAGCCGAGATGCAGCCTTAGACCCGTGTGCGGCCGCGTCGTCCAGCTCCCCGTTGTCGGCTTTGTCCAGCCCGAACTTGCCGCGCTAGTTCTTACGCTGCCAGCCGGTGCTCGTAGAACGGGTGCCGCTTGTCGTCAAAGATCCGGTACAACGCTGCCAGGTCGGCCGGGTCTGGATTGAGCCAGGCGTCCACGTGCTCTGGCTTGATGTTGATGATCGTCCGGTCGTGGCCGGCGGCGGCCACCTCGGGCTCCGGCTCGTCGGTGATGGCGGCGAACGACAGCAGATCAGGCTCCTTGCCGGCCGGATCCTTCCAGTGCGACCACAGGCAGGCCACCAGCATCGGCTCACCGGTGCGCGGCGTGAACTGCACCACCTGATTCTTCCCATCCGGCCCCTCGACGTTCTCGTAGAACGTGTCCACCACCAGCAGCCCGTGCGTATGGCCGAAGGCCGGTGCCCAGAACTTCTCCAGGCTGTCGCGGCGGGCGTTGTAGGTGCCGGGAAAGCGCTGGTCGTAGTTGGCCGGCTTTCCAGCCAGGCGGCACTGGTAGCGCATGGGCCGGATCACCAGCTTGCCGCCCTCGGAGACGATCACCGGGGCATACACGCCGGGGAAGATGCGGCTATCTCGGTCCTTCGGCTCGGTGCGCTTCAGGTCGGCCAGCTTGGCCAAGGCGCGATCGATCTTGTTGCCGGCGATCCGCACATCTTCCCGGGCCTTCTTGGTTTCCTTGACCTGCAGCGCGCGCTCGGCATCGGCCAGGCGCTTGCGGTTGGCAAACAGCTCCTGTTCCATCACTGCGGCCTCGGCCCGATTCCACTGCTCCACCTCGGCCCACACCGCCAGCTCCGCCGGCGACGCACCGGCCCGGAAAGCATCGTCCATCGCCTTCGGGGTCTTGGGCCGCTTCTTCCCCGGGTCGTGCGCGTACAGAGCGGCGAACTCCTGCAGCGACAGAGTGGCGCCGGTCATCCTGACCAGCTTCTGATAGGCGGCGGTGATCTGGGCGGAGTAGCACATGGGCGCCATCTCGCCCGAGCCAGCGTTGCGGCGGCGTGATGGCCCGCGATTACCCGAACCCCAGCGGCACCTCAGTCAGGTCCACGATGAAGATCGTTGCGTTCTGCGGCCCCATCGTCACCCCGCCCACCGGGAACGTGTTGGTGATCAGGGTCTGCGAGAACGTCTCATGTTTCGACATGAAGATCCTATTGTCGCTGGTCATGTGGAAAGCGTCGGCATAGGCGGTACACCGGTCTTGGGACACCGATGAGTAGTAGAACCTAGGAGACGGGATAGCGATGCCGATCTTCGTGCCCGGGAAAAACTGGCCGACCTCAACGACCGGGGTACTCACCGACGGCGGCGGGAGCGGCACAACCTGCAGCACGCGCAACCCCTTGCGCCTCGAGTCGTAGAAAACAGATCCGTCCTCCCCGCGCAGGCGTAACCCCACTGGCCCTGACGCTGCGCGCTCAGTGGCGTCGAATGTGTAGTACTCCAATGTCTTGTTCGGAGCATTATTCGCTGCAAAGACGTAACTAGTAACACCCGGCTGGACAATAGAGAACCCAGTGATGAACGCGACACTGTCATTGATGTACCTGACCACATGCAGTTTCGTTGTTCCTGCAGTCCTCTCTAGAAGTCCATAGTTGGACGAAGATGCGAACGGTGGTGACCCCCCGGTTGAACTGCCCTGAAAGGAACCCGTATTGAGAGTTCCCGACTTAGCCAGCTGCAGATTTCGATAACCGGCACCGATCTGGATTTGCCCGGTGCCTTGGTTGCGCACGCGTAATCCAACGGCCATCAGCTGTAGATCCCATAGTGAAGGGTGATGCCGCCAACGGTTTCCGTTGTGGGCTTGCTCGGGAACATTTCCATCCTGACGTGGTAGTTCACCACGTCAGGATCCCAGCTCCAGGTAATGCTGTTCCCCGATATGGTCACCGATGGGACCAAAATGCCGTACACCGACCGCTGACCCTCGCACGTGAAGTAGTAGAAGGGCTCGCCGCCTGAGAAGTCGTTGACGACGAGCCCTCCGTTCGCTTCCGGCGGAGCCACCCATTTGTTGTTGGAATTGATCGGGTTGTAGAGCGGGAATGTGTACGACCCGATCATTTTCGACAACTTGGTGGTGACCGTGGTCTCCACGTAGCCATCCGGGCGTCGTACACGGAGCCCGACCAGGGTCATAGCAGTACTCCCACTTCAACCACCGCAGTGCCGTTCGGGTGATAGACGTAGACGCCGCCATTCACCACGCGCGTCTTGTAGCCATCTGGCGTATTCCCGTTCAATTCGAATCCACCGTCCTTGCTGATTCGCCAACCGGTCTGCCCTGGAACATAGTTGTCCGACTGGATGACGCCACCGATTTTTGCGTTGGTGATCGCCGCATCAGCGATGTTGGCCGTGTTGATCCACGCCGTGCCGATCAGCGCCTGGCTGATGAAGGTCTGGCCGCCCTGGATCACAAACGGCGTGGTCACCTGGCCATTGATAACATTGATCAGGGCCAAGCGATCGGCCTGGAACAGGATCTGGCTCTGGAAGCTGCCGTCGGGCTGGTTCTCGATGCCGATACCCATGCCGGCCGCGTAGTACTGGCCGTTGGCCGCGATCTGCAGCTTGAGGCTCCAGGACGCACTGATCCGGCCGTCCATGTCCACCACGGCCTGCGAGGCCTGCTGCACCATGGCCTGGGTTTCGCCCACCGATGCCTCGGTGTTCTCCACCCGCTCCGACAACGCGTAGTCGCCGGTGGCGATGACCGACAGCGTGGTGATGGTTCCGGCGAAAGAGGTCTCATCACCGGCGTTCCAGTCCTGATCGCCAGCATGCTCCGCGCTGTACTGCGCCACCAGGCCGTTGACCTGCTGGCCCACTGCAGTCACCTTGCCGTCCACCTCCTGCACGTCCAGCTGCAGCTGGTTCACCTGACCGACCAACGCACCCGCCTCTGCCACGGCCTGGCCGACGTCCATCCACTTCGTGCCCGGCGGCGTCTCGTTGCCGTTACCCGGCCCCTTCCACTGCCAGATCCGGCCGTTGTGGACCACCGTCTGCCCGGGCTCGTAGGTTGCACCGGCCTTCCAGATCAGCGGCACCAGCCCGCTGGTGCTCTCGATCTTCGACAGCAGGTCCTGGCCCAGCGAGCTCTCCACGATCTTCCCGCGGAAGTACTCCTCGTACGCACTGAGGTCGGTGCTGGCCTGCCCCATGACGCCGGCACCGGCCGGATACCACGGGCCGATATTGCCGCTCTTGTCCACCAGCCGGCCCCAGAAGTAGAACTTGGCACCGGCGGCCAGGCCGTCGAGCTGGTAGCGGTTCTGCGGGTAGGCGAAGTCGGCGAATTTCGTGGCGCTGGCACGGTCTGGCCCGGTGCTGCGCCAGATCTCGGTCCGCTCGGTGTCGGTGGCACCGGGCGGGAAGCCCCATGCCAGCTGGATACCGAACACCACAGGAGTGGCCGTCAGCGAGGTCAGCGCCGGCGGCGGATCCGTCTTGCCCTTGATGTCGGTCAGCATGCTCAGCGCCGGCTGCGAGACCGCGTTGAGCGCGTTGACCGCGCGCACCCGGGCCAGGTACTTGCCGGCGTAGATGCCCCGGACCTCGCAGCTGGTGGTCCCTACCCTGCCCGCACGCACCCAGTTCAGATCATCCCGGCGCCATTCCACGTCATAGGCAATCGCCTTTTCGGCAGCGTCCCACTCGATGGTCAGCACCGGCGTAGCGATGCCTTGGTCGATCACCACATGGGAGGACATGCGCACGTTGGCCGGCGGCGGCTGCACGCTGGGCGGAATGACGCTGATCGGCGGCGGCTCCAAGCGGGTGCCGTCATCGATGGCCGCGAACTTGTCCGGGCGGTGCTGCAGCGCCGTGATGCGGTAGGTGAGCCCCTCCTCCTCGGCGATGCCCAGTACCCGGAATTGCTGCAGCACCAGGTCGGTCGACTCGGTCGCCCAGATCGACTGCGCCACAGGCACTGCGCTCCAGGGCGCCGAAACGGTCACAACGCGTGTGGTCGGGTTGACAGCGTTGATGGTGCGGGCCTCGGTATTGCCGCTGGGCAGCGTCGCCCGCAGCAGGTCGCCCACGGCCATGGTCGGTGGCACCACGTCCAGCGTCAGGCTGTTGGAGGTTGCTGCACTGATGCGGCCAGAATTCCGACGGCCGGCGCGGTTGGCGTCGGCCACCTGGATCACGTCGCCCGGCATGCAGTTCAGTGCATCCAGACCGACCGCGAAGGTGACCGTCTCCGTCTCCAGGTTCTCGCTGTAGAGGATGTGGTTGCCCACCCGCTGCGCCTGCGACTTCGAATGGCAGCCCAGCGCCGTGACCTCGATCTGGTTCACGCCATAGCGGGCGATGCCGTCGTGCAGCTGCACCGGCTCAACCTTCTGCCGGCCGAAGTCGTCAGGGTCGGTCCAGGACACCAATGCCACGGTGTGGCGCGCCTTCCGGCTGCTGCCCTCGTAGCTGAAGCGTCCCTCGACCACATTGGCCTGGCTGTAGGTGTAGACCGGGTCCTTGGGCATGTCCGCCGAGGCCATGACCTGACCGGCGGCATAGAAGCTGATGCCCCGGAACATGCTGGCCATGTCCTGCAGAACCTTGTACGCATCGGCCCGGGTCTGCAGGTACAGGCTGCAGGTGAAGCGCGGTTCCATCCCGCCCACGCCATCGCTGACCAGCTGATCGCAGTACTGCGCGATCTCGTACAGCCGCCACTTGTCGACCCAATCCAGCGGCAGGCGATTGCCCAGGCCGAACCGGTCGTTGGTGACAATGTCGAAGAACACCCAGGCCGGGTTGTTGGTCCATGCCGACTTGAAGGTGCCGTCCCAGATACCGGTATAGGCGCGCGTGCGCGGGTCGTAGTTGCTCGGCACCCGGATGATGCGGCCCCAGATCTGGTAGGCGCGCGACGGGACGTTCTGGAACGCGCTCGCATCGACCTGCACCGCAGCAAGCGCGCAGTTGGGATAGCGCAGCTTGGCGTCGATGATCTCGGTCAGCGAGAGGATGTTCACCGTATCGGCAACGGTCGAGCTGTTCGCGTTCGGCGTCAGACGGCGCACGCGCGCCTGCCACTGAGAACCGGCAGGCAGATCGATGCGGTGGCTTCGCTGGTACTCGCTGGTGGTCTTTCCCCGGAACGCATTGGTCAGCACGGTGCTGAAGGCACCGCCGTTCACGGACAGATCGATCGCATACTCGATGGCATAGCCTTCGGTGTCGCCGTTTTCCGTGTTCTGCCGCTGCAAGGCGGGCAAGCCAAAGCGAATGCGCGCGGCCGACAGATCAGCACCTGAGATGGTGCGGACGACGGGCGCATTACTGCGCAGCTCGACCCCGACCGTGACCTCGTTCTCGACCGAGGGGAACCCGGCGATGTACTCCTGGTCCTGTGTGCCCGCGCGGGTTTCCACCCGCACGCCCGCGAAGTTCAGGGTGCCGTCGCTGTTCTGGATCGGCACCTCGTTGAGGTAGACCGACTGGTTGCCTGCCACCAGCCCCCGGATCTCGCCCTCGCTGATCAGGTCCAGGATCTTCGCGTAGGAGATCGAGTGCAGGCTGTCGGGCGTCTCGACCGGCGTGCGGGCATTGCCGCCGCCCTTTCCGCCAGCACCGGCAATGGCCACCGGCGAGCAGGCGCGCGCCAGCTGCGTCGGCTGATACTTGATGGCTACGTTCACTGCTGATCCTCTGCGTAGATGCCGCCGCTGATCACCGCCGAGCCCGCGAACATCCCCTTGGTGTCATGGCCGCCGTATGCGACAGGCACAGGGTTGCCCTGCGCCTGGGTGTTGACGGCGCCATTCATGCTGTAGTTCGGGGTGTTCTCGGGGCTGTCCTTGGCGCCAAGCCCGGTAGGCTGGGGGGAGAGCATCTGCACGATGCCCCCTGCGGCCATTGCCACACCCAGCTTCATGAGGGGAACGCCCACTGGGGTATAGGAGAAGATCGCGCCCACCACGATCAGCACGGCGCCGACGATCGTCTGTAGCGCGCCTGCTCGCTTTGCCCCCATCAGCACGGGAGCGATGCGAATGTCATGCCCCCCTGGAGGATCGCCCAGCTGCTCCTTGGACAGGTTCTGGCGCCCGACGAACACGGCGAACTCCATGCCCTTGGCCTTGGCGCCCATGAGGTACTGCTGGAAGCCCGGCAGCAGCACGCACAGTGCGCGCACGGCCTCAGCCGGGTTGCTGACGGCCAGGCGGAACTTGCGCCCGAAGCGAGCCCCCAGGAGACCGTACAGGCGGATGGTGCGCAGCCGCTCAGTCATGGCGGGCCTCACGGTGGCGTGCGATGTGGCGGGTTCGTTCGGACCACATGCCGCCGTAGACCACCTTCTCCGACAGGCGGCCGTGCATGTGGTGCAGCATCTGACCGTCGCCCAGGTAGACGCCGGCGTGGTTCGGCACAGGCGAGCGGATCTGCATCAGCACCATGTCGCCGCGCTGCGGGCCGCCGTCGATCAGCTCGAACCCTTCTGCACGCAGGCGGTCCAGGCTGTAGAGGTCCTGGCCCTTCTCCCACCAGTCGTCCTCGCGCTCGTACTGGCTGAGCACGATGCCCAACTCACGGGCGTAGAAGTCGCGCACCAGGGTGTAGCAGTCGAGGATGCCGTGGGCGAACTGGCGGCCAACCAGTGGTGCCTGATACCCGCACGGCTCGATGGTCTGCAGGTCTCCACACTCCGGATCGGCGCCGGTGCACTGCCCGATACTCACGATGTGCCACGGCAGGCCGCTGGCCTCGCACATGACGCGGTCCGCGTCCGAAGCCGTGGCGGGGGCGTTCGGGTGGCTGTGTACGACGGCCAGGACCTCGCCCTGGTCCTCCGCATCGGCATAGTCCTCGGCGGGCAGGCGGAAGTGCTCGCTGGGCGTGGTGGCCACGTTGCGGCAGGCAATGAAGACCTCACCGTCGGCCGTGGCGACAATCAGTCCGCAGCACTCGCGCGGGTACTCGGCCACGGCGTGCGCCTGGATGGCCTGCAGGGTGCTCTGTTGCATGGTCTCGCCCATGAAAAAGCCCGCACATGGCGGGCTGGGTGGTTACTCGATGGTGGCG